ATGGCCGCAGCTGAGTCTGCAGGAAAGATTACTATAGTAAAACATACCAGTACCGCCTTTGCCGGTATCGAAGAACCCCTATTCCACTCTCATGAATTATTAAAGGAACTAAAGTTCAGAGGATACCCAGTACCAAATAGTTTGATTAAGGCAATTAGAGAGGGAGATTGGGATAAGACGGAAGAGTTATTAAAAAAATTTCGTGGAAATATGAATGACTACTTACAGAAGGAGGGCAATATTAACAAAGCAGAATTGGAAATGCTCACCAATGCTAATGACGATGGACGAAAAGACAAACCTCTTAAGAAACTGGAAGTGGCGCCACCCACAGGACCTACGGAACAAAAGAAGCATAATAAATTAACTTTTTATAGAGTTAATAAAACATGGCTCGTTGGATTAGCGGAAATAAAGAACATCCCACACACAAAGGGAATGACATACTATCAATACCTTTTTCTTAACCCGAATAAATACTATCCTGGGCTAGACATACACATATTGGGGAATAAGCAGGATATAAATTATTTAAAGGAAAGTCGTATTTTCGATGATGACCATAAGTATAAGCCCCCACAAGATGAGGAAGAAAAGGATTCAGATGCTTTAAAGGAAGAGTTGAAAGAAAGATATTAGGCATACAAGCAAGCGGAACAAGATGAAACCTTAGATTGTGACTTGTTAAGAGGAGAGTATGAGGATTTTCAAAAAATATACAACTCTCTCTATGACAACAAAGGCAAAGTAAGAGATGATTCCTCTCCCAAAAAAAAAGCAATGGTGACTGCGCTTAATAAAGTTGGTGCTGAAGTTGTCACTCAAGCCAAAAGAGAATTAAAAGAGGCAACGGGACTTAAAGCGGGAGTGGTCGCTAAGAAGATCAAAAAAGATAAAGCACGCAGGGGTGATGAAACATATTCAATCCATATTAAATCACGCTACCTAAATGTGATTGAATTTGGAGCAAGACAAACAAAGAGAGGTGTTTCGGCAAAGGTATGGGGTAAAAGAAAAATATATCGTGGGGCTTTTATTGGGAGTGGAAGAAACTCTGGGAAACAGTTGGTCTTTAAAAAAAGAAAGGACGATCCAAAAAGGATAGAAGCACTTCACGGTGCATCATTACCACGAGAGTTTGAGCGTCAAGACATGGAGAAAATATTTAACAAGAAAATAAAAACACGGTTCCCAATTCTATTTAAGCGTGGAGTGGAATTTCAAATGATGAAAGCGCAGTCACGTTTGCGTTAGATGACCCACTGGGCTTCGTCCATTTTTTGTTCTCTTTTAAAGGGACACAACCAAGATTAAAAGAAGGAAGAATAGGTTGGTTCTCCCTCTGGGCTTTATTGAAAAATTCATCATGTTTAATAACACACTCACGTTCACTGTGGAAGATTTCTAATACTTCTCCATACTGGATTTGGATAGGAATAGTTGAAAGGTTGAGATGTACAACCATGAGTAACCAGATCATAATTTTATTTAAACGGGCGGTGGAATTTCACATGTTAAAGACAAGAGGGCATATTTAATAAGATCTTTTAAACCTTATCCAATAAAAATACTCTTAACATTTCTTAGCATTTTTTTTCTTTTCATTGCCATCTTGTGTTCCAAGTAAAGTTTGTAAATTAAAAGACCAATTGCTAATGACCAGATCGCCACTATTACATTAACCATGGTTGACTCCTTTACGGTTTATATAATCATGAAGAACTCTACCCCTAGTGACCTTGAGGAGTTTATCCATATAATCTTCCCCATAATAGTCAATGGCTGATCTGCGGTTTTTGTAGAAATGTTCTTCGTCCATTGGTGTTAGAAATTGTTTTGGGTCTTGAAACTTGTTTGTTTTGTTAGCCATACTTCCTTATCGATATAATGGTTCTATATCTAAAGGGGAAATATATTAACACCTTTAAACAAAATGGTTTAAGGTACTTGGTCAACTTGACCCACTGAGGGTCGTAGCGGGCGAAAAACAGCTAGGTTTTTGACACGGGAGTTATAGTTCACTTATATGATTAAAACAGAAGAGAATTTAGGTCAGAGCAAATATGCAGAGCATAGAAATGTGACCAAAGGTTACATTGCAAGATTGATTAAAGAAGGTCGGTTGCATCTCATTAAAGGAAAGCTAAATGTTGAAATGAGCGATGCAGAACTGGATAACAAATCAAATGATGATAAGGCTCCGAATTATTGGAGAGAAAAAGCATTACATGAAAAAGCAAAGCGTGAGCTTGCAGAATTAGATTTAAAACTAAAGAACGATCAACTCGTTGAAGTGGATCAAGTAGGCGACCACCTAGATAAAATATTTTCCGCAGTCCGACAACGCCTATTAGCAACTCCAAGCAAGATCGCTCCTTTGGTTCATGCGGAAGAATCGGTTGGTGGTGCTCGAATTGTACTTGAGTCGGCAGTTTTTGAGGTATTGAGTGAGTTTTCCCAATTTGACCCCACTAAATCGAAGATTGAGAAAGTCAGTCCAGCTACTAAAACCACCGCCAAAGCAAACTGTAAGCGAGTGGGCTGTAGCTAATAGAATCTTAAGTTCTGAATCATCTGCGGAACCAGGGAAATACAATTTAGCTCGTGCGCCTTTTCAAAAAGGGTGGCAGGACGCTATAAGTGATCCAAGAATCCACACTATTGTTGGAATGACTTCGGCACAAGTGGGAAAGACGGAGACCTTTCTTAATAATCCCGTCGGTTATTTCATTGCACAAGATCCTGCACCCATCTTGGTTATTCAACCAACATTGGAAATGGCACAAACTTGGTCGAAAGATCGCTTCGCTCCAATGCTGAGAGATTCGAAGGCTCTAAAGGACTTGGTAAAAGACCCACGAGCACGCAGTTCTAATAACACTATTCTTCATAAGAAATTCGCAGGTGGTCATATCACAATAGCGGGAGCGAACTCAGCGAGTTCTTTGGCTTCACGCCCTATTCGTATTGTCTTTCTGGATGAAGTGGATCGTTTTCCAACAAGCGCAGGGACAGAAGGTGATCCTGTAGCACTAGCCAAGAAAAGAACGACAACATTCTGGAACCGTAAGATAATTATGACCTCAACGCCTACTGTCAAAGGTGCTAGTCGGATTGAACAAGCGTTTTTAGAATCTGATCAAAGGAAATACTATGTTCCTTGTCCGAAGTGTGGTGAATTTCAGATATTGATGTGGGCAAATATTAAATGGGATAAAGACGAAGATGATAAGCATTTACCAGAAACGGCTCGTTATGTTTGTGAGCATTGTCAGTATGAAATAAAAGAGTCTGATAAAAGTCGATTACTTTTGGGAGGTGAATGGCGGGCTACTGAAGAATCAAATGGTATTGCAGGATTTTGGCTCAATGAACTTTATAGTCCGTGGGTTTCTTGGGCTGAAATGGTGAGTACCTTTTTAGAAGCAAAGAAATATCCTGAAACATTAAAAGTTTTTACCAATACCGCATCGCAGAAAGTTGGGAAGAGCAAGGGCACACAATAGAAGGTGACCCATTACTTAGAAGAAGAGAATTATATTCGTATGATGCACCCGAAGGAGTTCTGGTTATAACTTGTGCAGTGGATGTTCAGGGTGATCGATTGGAGTTAGAGTTTAGAGGTTGGGGTATTGGTGAAGAAACTTGGGGATTATCTTATGAAATTTTGGCAGGCGATCCTTCAACCAAAGCTCTATGGGATACATTAGATCAGCATTTAGAACGAACCTTTACACATCCATCAGGACAGAAATTAAAAGCAGTATGTGTCGCAGTGGATAGTGGTCATCACACCCAATCAGTTTATGATTTCTGTAAAAGGAAACAACTAAGTCGAATTTATCCTGTAAAGGGTGCAAGCACTAGAGGGGTGCCCATAGTTTCCAGAATGTCCGTAGATAAAAGAACTAACGTGTGTTTTTATCTGGTTGGTACAGATACGGCAAAAGAAACTGTATTCTCACGGTTGCAAATAGATGACGTTGGCGAAGGTTATTGCCATTTTCCTATTCATTATGATGAAGAATATTTTGCAATGCTCACGGCAGAACATTGTGTGACCAGATTTCATAAAGGTGTGGCAAGAAGAGAGTGGGTATTAAAGAAGGGTCAAAAAAGAAATGAAGCCTTAGATATATTTGTTTATAACTTTGTGGCTTTAAAGATTCTTAACCCTAATTTTGAAGTGTTGGAAAAGAATATGGCAGGTGTAGAGGTGAAACCATTGAAGAAGGTCAATAAACCCTATAAAATAAAGCGTGAAGGTAGTTTTGTTAGTGGGTTTAAATAG